CGAAGGACTTCAGTGCTGGTGATAGTCTGTGCAGTTGCAGTAGAGCTAACGTGACCAGCAAGGATCTGACCGGCTGCGTTAGAAGTGGCGGGTACGTTGTTAGACTTGTACATGTCAAAGCCACGCAACTTGCCTGAAGATACCAGACCGTTACGGATAGAGCCTTGACCAGCATTAAAGTCAACAGACATCAACTTAGAGCTAGACTGAGCAAGTTGCTCATAGAAGCTCGGTGGAGCTAAGAACCAACGTCCTTCTTCTGGAATGTTCTGCTCGTCAAGAAGACGGGCCATGTGAGCCATGATATCCAGAGGATCGTGTTCGCTAGAACCGAAACCAAGATCCAAGTTACCAGTGCCGTCAAAAGTGCCAGCAGCTAGGTCAGTAGCATTATCGCTACCAAGGATGTGGTTAGGAGCTGAAGCTGAAACACCAGCAAACATCTTAGCAATTACACCAGTATCGAAAGCATCACGCAAAGCGTAAGCAGCAGATGAAGATGCAACTTCTTTAAAGTTTACGTGAGACATAGCAGTTTCAATATCATCAACTTTAAATTTAAATGCGTTAGCCACATCTACAATCAAAGTAGTTTCAATGTCAGTCAGCTTAGTCTGAGCTACGTCAGCGCCACGCTCGTACTGATAAACAGTAATCTCAGGCTCTTTGATGATCTTTACAGAATCGCCATAGCCAGAAATTTCACCACTGTAGTCAGTGTTGGTAATTGCTTCAGCTACCGAAGCCTTTCGGAAGAAGTTAAGAACCTTCTTAGAAAAGATTGAGGGTAGGAAGAAGCTGTTAGTTTGTCCGGTTACTGAGTTGCCAAAGTTACCGTTGGTGTCTGTGCCTTGCTCGAATAGAGCATCTGATACGTTATAAGCCATTGTGTGTTACTCCTAAAAAGACAATTTAATTAATCTGCTATTCTGCCTTCCATTATGGCTTGGTCGATTTCACTTTCGTATTTATCGAACTGAGCCATAGACAGTTTAGCAATTTCCCGTTGTGACCAGATCTTTGGTTCTTTAGCATCTATTTGAGTAGTCCGTGTGGACACCATATCTGCTGCTGAAGATCTGGGAGCTTGTGATTTCTTTGTCTTCTGCTTTGTACCAATCTGAATACCATTTTCCATCTTATAAAGGTCGATAGCTTTGATTGCTAAGTTAACATTGTTTGGGTTATTGTAAATCCAATCCTGAATTACTTCGGGTTGGTCACTGGCCCAACTATGAAACTTGTCATCCCCACGAATATCTTCAAAATCGGGGTGACGGCTTTTGAGACTTGCTTCTGCTTCTTTACGTTGAATAGCTGCTTCGCGTTCTTCCATAACAGACATCTTTGTTTTCAAAGCTTGCATTTGTTGTTCACTTTGTAAGTGTGCAACAGTCTCTACTGTCTCATATAAATCAGGGTACTGCGCTCTAAAATTTTCAAGATCTTCGGTTGTCTTAGGCGGCGCATATGCTGGTTGCATTTCGGTTGCTGCTGCTGTAAGTTGGAGTTCTTTCTGTTTAAAGTCGGCAATCTTCTGATCATAATGTTTCTTTAGATCATCGTATCTTTTCTTATAGTTTGTTCTTCCTTTGGGTTCTTCCTCTTCTTGTACAGGGGCCGCAGAACGGGTAGCCTGTTGAGGTTCTTCAAAGAAAAGCCCATCCGCTTTACCTCTACTTGGCGCATCTTGCTCGTGCCAAGACTTTTTCGAGTTATACGGGTTGGCAGTTGGTTCTTCAATTTGTTCTTGTACATTAGACATAAGGATCACACTCCGTTTGGGGCTTGTCAGTTTTGCAAGGTGGCTGTATTATTCGCGTTTATAACACAGGGTCTTGTTACGTCAAGGTGGCCTCTGGATTTAAGTTGTGATAAAGGGTTCAGTTTCCTGAAGTAGCTTTATCGTGGTCGTACACTTGGCATTTGATTAGAAGCAATCATCATACTATTGATTTCTTCGTCCTCTTGGCGTTCGTCCATAGGGACATCATCTACCATCCCGCCAAATGCTTTCTTCATATAACCACCGTCATAGGCTTTCTCAGCTTCGTCCATCATAGTTTGTAGCTGATCAGCGCCCATTTGATCGGTAGCCTTCTTGGTGAAAACGAATTCACCATCCGATAACCTTGCGGGAATCGAATCTGATGTGCCATCTCCGGGGCCTTCTACAGCTCCTTCGCCAGCAAACTCTCCTGCAACATCCATAACTTTGTCAAAGATGCTGCTTAAACGCTCGTCAGTTTCTAGAACGCTCATTAAATATTCTTGGTCTTCTGTGTCTAAAGACTTTTCTAAAACAAAACCGGCATAGTCTTCTTCCATCTCTGCGTCTGGAAGCTGTGAAGCTTCTACTGCTTCTTTCTCATCTTCAGGGATGTTGTCGTAAGTATCTACGGGCATGTCTTGTTCCATTTCAGGGGGCATAAGCATAGAGCCACCTTCAGCCTTTTTAGTTTTTGTATATGTTACATCAGAGTTATTCTCAGCGGCTAAAGCAACTTTAACAGGGTACGTTTTTCCCTCGTCATTTGTAAACTCAAAAACATCTAAGCCTTCTTTTTGTGCAGACGCGAATTCTTTTTGAAATCTGCTTTCCTCTGGCGCAGTTAATGCATCATATATTTCTTTGCCGCCCAGCGCAGCTATTGCGCCTGCTGGAACGGATACGGCAGCAGCTTTCATCTGACCTTTTTTATAAGTCTTAGTATTTTTCATAGGCGCTGAAGTTGCAGCCTGTCCTTCTGTGTCCGAACGGAGCAAACTTGTAAGCATTGAATCTACGTCACGTTTGCCACCACCCCCCTGTCCGTAGTTTTCAAAGTTAGTTAAAGTTTTGTATTCTACTGACCCAATATTCTTTTTTGTTAACTCAGGGTTTTCTGCTTTAACTTCTTTAACGGCTACTCTAACTTGAGTTCTAGTTGGATCGTTGCCTTTCTTAACATTTTTATTAAGCGCCTTTAGAATTAGGCCAGCTACTTTGCTACCCGTATTATACTTTTCGCGTTCATCATCTTGCATCTCACCGCCATCCATCTTATTGTCGCGGGACATGTTGCGATCCATGTTTCTTTCGGCTTCTTCAGCTTTCAATTGCTTTTCTAGCTCAGGAGAAACTTCGCCAGACTGCATTGCGTTGTTATACTCAGTAGCTTTCTTAGCGGTTGCAGCTTCCATTTCAGCAATGCGCTTTTTTTGTTCCATCTGCATTCGGTAACGTCTGTCATCTGATGTTTCGGGCATGTTCTTAATCCTCTATTCGTTGTTTGGCTTCGCGTACTTGGTCTTTTAGTTGCAACAGATTAACCAGAGAACTCACTTTCCCCTGCTTGCGGAACATTTCCAGTTCCGATGTTGCCACCGCCAGTCCCTGTAGCTCCAAGTTCTTGAGGTTGAGGAGATGCTCCTTGAGGGCCTCCCATAGTTCCTTGTTGGCCGTCAGGGGCGATAGCTTCGCCGCCAGTTGCTTGTCCAGCATTTTGCGCTCCTATGATTTGTGCCATGATTGCAGCTTCTTCAGGATCGTTAAGGATTTCATCGGGATCTAAGTCAAGGCTGTATGCCAGCTCACTGACGATCTTAGAGATTTTAACAAACGGTGCGATAGCTGGGTTCTGAGCAGTCTGAAGGAACATAGTCAAACGCTGACTACGTACTTCTTTTTGCATTAGGCTGTTTGTGCCCATTGCATTGATCTCTAGATCGCCTTCAATAGCTAAATCGCCTTCAAAGAACTGCATGTTCCATTGGTAATAAGACCTTCCTAGTGGTCGAAGCAAGAAGTCATCTATGTTTTTCACTACTGTTTTAATATTAAGACTTGCTGCACCCAATAACATAGACATACCAGAGGCTGTACGAGTCATACTCTGTACGCCTGTTTGTCCATGCGAGTAACTTGGGATACCTGTCTGCTCATCGGCAAGCTGACGGAACTTGTCAAACATCATCATGTTTTCTTGTGATGTGTTAGGGAACTTTAGTCCGTGTATTGCTTGTCCTTGCATTCCTGCTTGCCGTCTAAACACCTTGCCGGGGTATATTTCCATTGACTGTCCACCAACGAGGGCAGACTCGTCAACGTCAAAGACTAATGAGCCTGACAACGCTAGGTTGTCGATTGCCATACGTGCATGGCCGTTCATTATTTGTTGAGAGTCGTCCATATTTTCAGCAACGCCAATACCAAAGAAAGAATAAGGATTACGCTCGTAAGGAAAGGCATTGTAGGGGAGCCTGTACGGAGTAAAAGGGTTAACAACCCCACGTAACAGCTTACCATTGCTAATCCAAGCATTAACTTGTACTTCATCTAAATCATCTACCTCATCTGAAAGATCCATACCTGCTTCGCGGGCATATTGAGCGTCCATAACGCCCCAGTACTCTAGAACTTCAAAAAGGCCGTCTCCATATTCTTCTGTACGCTGATCGTCTTTTAATTCATGCTCATAATCTTTTTCAACGTAGTTTGAACCCATAACAAGACAGTCACGGATTTGATCTTTGTTAAAATGTGGAAGCTTTGCTAAACCTCTGAGCTGTGAGCGGTTCATTTTGTGGCGATGGAACGTATACTCACAATCATCCATAGTTGTTGCGTTAGGATCTGGAAAGAAGTCCCAAATACTTACAAACTCAATGCGCGGAACACGAACAAGAAGAGGATTGTAGGTTCTTTCGCCTGTCTCTTCGTCTTTTTCCCAACGGCTGAGTGTTTTATTGTGGTTGAACGGGCCTTTAACAACACCTGTACCAAACAAAGCAGACTCAAACAACGCATTACGCAGCTCTGAAGAACCATTAGACTCTTCAATCTGATCGTGTATGAGTTTCTGCATTAAACGGGCAGCATCCTTAGCAGGAGCTGTCTCTAAAACTTGTGGGTTAGGGCTAGGGCCGTCAGTTAAGCTGACCTTGCCGTCAACTTCGCCTCTTTTTATAGCTTCTTCAAGGGCTGATTCGCCCGAAGAGAACGTGGCTCCAGCTTTTAAGACTTTTCCGTCTCCTTCAAAGCCTACGTCAAACGGGTTTACTGTTTCTTCTTCTTCTTTTTCTTTTGTAGGGGCTTCGGAGCTTTCGATTCCGGGGCCAGTGTCTAAGTGTCTGTATGTTGAGACACCTTCAGGGATGCCTGTTTCTTTAACGCCAATTGGAAACTGACCAGTGCCAAAGATAACGTCTACTAGCTGCCCAAAAGCTGCAATAACTTTAGTCTTCGTGACTTTGATAAACACTCTAGACTTTTCAGATTCTCTAAATCGTACATTTTTAGGATAAAGTCCACGGAAGTTGTGGTAAGCTTGGAGCCAACGGGCTTCATCGTGTTCCCTTGCTCTTTCAGACTGCTCAAAGCGATCTTCAATTAAACCTACAAACTGAAGACGTACAGATTCTTCAAGGGTCAGGTCAAGACCACTCTCACCTTCTACAGGCGAAAAGTAAATCTCTCCAGCATTTCCAAATAAACCGTTTTCTTCTTCACTCATATACTTTTCCTTAAAGAGGCTTAGAGATAGACATGCTACCCGACAACTGACCTTGAGAGTTTTTCTGAACTCCTAGTCTAAAGTTTGTCCCGCCTTTTGTTTGCTTATTGTAAGAAGCGCCCATGTTATATTTAGACTTAGTTGCGCTTACTGAGGATTTATTTTTTAGTTGCGCTTCTACGCTATAGTTTGAACCTGAGTTACCCATAGAGTCTTTAAACTTGCTGGCGCTTACTCTTGCACCGCCTAAGTTTTTAGACGCTGTAACATTTCCAGAACGATAGTTTTGATTGCCACCTATAGATCCTTCAATACTTCTAACACCACCAAAAG